TTTTGATAGAAAAGATTAATTAACATTTTTGATAGAAAAGATTAATTAACATTTTTGATAGAAAAGATTCATTAACATTTTTGATAGAAAAGATTAATTAACATTTTTGATAGAAAAGATTAATTAACATTTCTAAAAAATTCTTTTCGTAATCCATTTATTTCTTCATCCCGTGTAACATTGGTAGTTACATTATCAAAAGTATTACCTTTAACTAAATTTAAGATAAAATTCATTGAATATACACCACATTCAGAATCTTTAAATTGGTGTTGAATATGATTATATTTAATATCAAATTGTCCATTTAATATATTATTAAGATGTATTTTAGTATTTTTATTTACCTTAGATGTATTTATTTTTTTTAAATCTGATAACACATCATTTATTGGTAAATTTATATTATATTTTTTAAAATATAAATATTTAGTAATTTTATTAATAAATTTACGTATTCTTAATGGGGGTGCAGTGCCAACAGAATCAAAATAGTAAATTTGATTTTTTATAATATTAAAATATAATGCAACCCAATGTGATCCGTTTTTCCAATGTTCATCTAAATTTATTATTAATCCTATTTGTGTTTTACCATTAGCTTTTAATGTATCAAAATTTAAATTATTAATACCTAATATAGGTAATTCATCAAAATCTACAGGAACCGCACCTAAAAATAAAAAATCTTTATAAATAGAATGATATTGAGTAATAACATCATTAATATGTGTTGTTGTCAGCCATTCATATTGTCCTGATGGGCCTTTTGGTCTAAATGTATTATTTATTATATCCTGATTTTGTAGTTCTCTAACAATGTCTAATCTTATCCAACATACTTGATCAGAACATTTATCTGCTAATCTGAATTCTAATTCTTTTACTAATTGTTCTTTTGTAAGATTTAAATTTATTTTATTTTTATTTTTTTTATTATAGTTAATTGCTATTTTTTTTAATGCATCAATTGTAAAACATGATCCATTTGTATATTTTTTACTTGGAGCACATTTTGTATCATATTCTGTATCATATTCTGCACGCATTATTATAAATATTATTAGATTTTATTAATTAATTTAATTAAAAATTAATATTTTAATTAAATTTAATTTCTATTTTATTAATATATAATGTCATATTATGATAAATATTTAAAATATAAAAACAAATATCTTCAATATAAAAATAGCTTAGAACTTAATATGCAAGGCGGTAGGCCGCGCGAATATCCACCGTCGCCAGTTAACACAAATACAAATAATATCTTTCATATTAATAATTTAACTGAAACACCTACTAATAACCGGTCTAATAAACCTAATTATAACTCATATAAACATAATAAAATATTATCTATTGAAAGGCTTACTGACACACCGCGTGTATCTGAATTTGCTGGAGGAGCATATAAACGAAAAATTAAATCTAAACGAGAACAAGATAAATTATTAAAATTATTAGATATGCATACTGGATCTAGTGAAAAAACTGAAGATGAATTACTAGAAGATCTTAAAAATAATCCTCATAGAATATTAGGAACTAAGCACCACTATTTTGCGGGAGATATATCTAGTAGTTCTACTAGTTCTGATAGCCTAGGTATATAATAAAAAAATTGATAATAATAATTATTATAAGTAATTATTATCAATTTAATAATTTTCAGAAATGACCAGTTCTGTTGATTTTACTGGTGATTTTTTACCAGATGAAAAAATAGAAAAAATATTTAAAAATTATTCTTCACATGCTATGCAAAAATTAATAGAATCATTAGTTGTTGCTGGTTTATTAGATGATGATAATATATTAGAACATACAACATTACCAGATGATAATTCTACACATATACCTTATAAACCAAGTCCACAATTTGATTGTGAACTGTCTGATATAATACAATCTAATATAAATTCTATATTGAAAAAACAGCAACAACCAATGGAAAAATCAGATATAATTACTGAAATTAAAAAGATTAAAATATTATCAGATATTGATAGTGATATAATTGACCCGTGTATTATAAAATTATTTGACACAATGGTTGCAAATGAATATATAAAAATAGTTGATACTAAATATTATAAAGTAATTTACTAAAACTAAATATAAAAATTGATAATTTTATTAATTATTATATTTAGATACAATATTACAATTTCACATTCAAATGGATGAAGAAGCATATTATGTTGAAAATCCTTTTATTACCGGTTCGATTAAAAAGATGACAATAGAGGATGATGTTGTAATATTAGATAAACAAAATATAAAAGAATACTTTAGTTGTATATATATATTATGTATAAAAGATGATTATAAAATTCCTTATGAATTTTTTCTTCAATCTATTAGTTATGAATTATTATTAGAAGTCTATTCGCATTTATTAATTATTAAAGCACCAATAAGAATGCTTAAAAATCCATATCACTTTACTAATATAATTATATTATCTGATGCAAAATTACAATTATGTAATATTTTTAAATATCCATTAGAATCAAAAAATATTGTATTACCAATTTTTAATATTAATTATTTTCACATAATGCCATATATTAATCAATATGATAAATATCAATTAACTGATTTAATAAATATAATAAAATTAAATCAAAATTTTAATTATAATGCAAGTAGTTTAAAAGATCTTATTTCAAAAATATCAGAATCTACATATTGGACTAAAAGTATACCTATTAATTTTACAAATGCATTTATTAATAGACGCTTTTTAGATAAACGTAAAATAAAACTTTCTGCAATTCAAAATTATGTAGGATTTACCCAAAAGATAGATACAAAGTCTATTAATAATAGTAATAATTCCAATAGTAAAAAACATTATACTGAACATGCATCTAAAAATATTCCATTTAAAATAAAGACATCTAATTTAACATTTGATAAAATAAATGAATTATTTAACTCTTTTTCAAAAGATAATCAGGAATTATTATTTATGCATTTAATTGCAAGTAAAAAACATGCACATTTAGTTCTTAATAATAATCATATTTTAACTTTATTATCACTCTTTATTCAAGATAATAAAACACTTAAATATTTATTATCATATGCATGGATTACATTTTATCTAGAAGAATGTATTCAAGGAAATAAAATAAAAATTACAGATAGATTTATTTTCTCTGTTGATATAGCTTCTAAATTACCATATTTTACATTTGACCATTCTGATCCAAAAGACACCCCTTACATGTCATTATTAATTCATTATTTAGAATATGGACCAGACACATTTCATAGTGTCAATGAACGTTTTATACATACAGGAGGTGTGTGTGATTTACCTACATTTATAAAGAGAATACTTATGTTTCTAACAGGTAATCCTAATAATAATATTTTTGCAGGACTTGATTTTAAAGAAAATGATATTTGTATTACAGGTAGTATAATTGCTGCATGCGGGCCAAAGAATATACATATTATTCATAGTCCGCGCACAACTACTAGTATTATAGGCATACCCAGAGTTTTTACAGGGCCTTTTGATATAATTGATGCTACAGGTGCTACTGGTGCTACTGGTGCTACAGGTGCTACAGGTGCTTTAGGTGCTACAGGTGCTGTAGGTGCTACTAGTGCTACAGGTGCTACAGGTGCTACAGGTGCTACTAGTGCAACAGGTGCTACAGGCACTACAAGTGCTATACCTAAAACAGATGATGAATTATTTAAAGATTTTCTTAAAAATCATTATTCAGATTCAGATGTTGATATGATAATAAAAAATGTAGATATAACTACTAAAGAAGGTTATACTAAATTTGTTAATACAGTTAAAATAATACATGATACAATTAAAGTAAAATATATTGAAACAGAGTTAATACTAACACCTTTAGATTATTTATTTGTATCAAAAAAACATATTGAAGAACATATTAGTCTAGATGGTAATATATCTAATAAAATAAATCACATATATAGTCATATTAATGAACCAGAAATAATAGCCAAGTTTAAACCATTATATGAAAAATTAAAAGCACAAAGACGCGCTGAATTTGTTCATAAATATTCACTTGAAGAAATCGCAAAATGGGAAGAACAATATCCAGATATGCTTAATAATAATACTTTTAAAATATGCATATCAACAAATACTACAGATAGTTATTCGCTTGTATTTACTTGTAAAGCTCATATTACATCCTCTGGATTGTCTAGAAAATTAGAAATATTTTCTATTAAAGAAGATGATTTTTTCAGTGTAGTATCCACTTTTCATTTTCCATGTGTTCGTGGAATTTATGATGGGTCTAATGTATATCTTATGCCATCATGCATAACCGCATTCATGACATTAATGAATATTGATTATAAATATGTATGTTGTGCAAAAGACCCAATTGAATTAATACTAAAATATAAAGATTTTAGAGGATATGGGATATATTTAAATATAGATGAAAAGAAAAGTGTAATTAAATATATTATGAAAAATCAAAAATATTGGCCGCAATATAATATTAATAATACAGATACATATCAATCAGCATATGGTAAAATATTTAAATCCTTAAATATTTTATCAAATGGGAATACACAAGTAATGAACAGTTTTGGCAATCGTAGAGCAATTGATAAATATGGAAATGTAACTCCATTAAATATAAAGTTTATATAATTTTATTTAATAAAAATTGATATAATTATTATATAAAAATATATTTTTCATTAATAGTTAATAATATTAATGGAAGTAGAAAAACAAATTCGCGATAGTTATCGTAAAAAATATGAGCAAAAATTTAATACAGTTATAGCATCTAAAATTGAAAATGGTATTTTAAAATTCTCTCAAGAATATGCTATAAAAGAAGAAACTCCTTATTTATGCGAAGAGATATATAAAACAAAATCTGCAGAAATACTAGATTTACTTAAAAATGCATCTCTTATTAAAAATATAGAAACAGGTAAATTAGATCCTTTTACATTAGCATATATGAAACCTGAAATACTAGATCCAGAAAAATTTAAAAAACTTTTAAACTCACGTAAAAAAGAAAAAGAAAAAAATGATAATGTAGGTACTAATGTATTTAAATGTTCTAAATGTAAAAAATCACGAAGTAAGGTGACACAAAAACAAACGCGCGCGGCAGATGAAGCGCCAACTACATTTGTTGAATGTTTAGAATGTGGTCACACTTTTAAAATTGATTAATTTTAATTATAAATACTATAATTTTATAGGATTTTATTTATGTTCAATTAAACATACTAATGTTGCTAGACATCTATAATTATTAATAAAATATTTAAATATATTTTCAGCATTAACATGCCACATTTCAATTGTTTTTACTATAAATGTATCTAAATATTCAACAACAGATTTATCAAATATATTTAATATTTCTTCAGATAATGTAATTTCCCCCTCTTTTAAATGTGCAAATAGATTTAGTAAAATTTGTCTAGATGTTTTAGTATCATATTGAATTTCATCTTTTTTATCTGTATATATATTTGAGGCAATTATTACCAAGTCTGGAATTGTTTGTTCAATAAGTGTTTCCATAAATGTTTTACCAGATGTATCTTTTTTTCCCTTTAAAATATACTTAATTACTTCATTAATTGTTTTAGAATCATCTAATATTTCAGTAAAATATTGGAATAAAATACTTTTAACTAATAAGAAAATACTTGTTTCAAATGTTATTGTAGCTACATAAGTTAACATTTCTTTAATAAATGCTGCTGTTTTATTATCTTTTGTAAATTTAGGTTTTGTAAAATAATCTTCTCCAATTGTAGATATTTTTTTTAATTTATCAGATATCTCATTTAATTCCTGTAAGTTCGTATTATTATCAATTGTGTTTAATATATTAATTTGTTGAATTATTAAATTTATTAATTTCATATCATAATTTTCTGTAATATTAAAATCTGTATCAAAAAATTTTTCCCATACTTTTAATGCTTTTAATGATTTAACCTTATTATAATTATAACTTTTATAGGCTTCTATTAAAGTGCTGTTAGGATCAATGACTATATCATCTATAGCAAAAGGATCTTTGTCCTTATCAATTTCACTTTTAATAATATCAATCTCGTCGTTTATCTCATTAATTTGTATTTCTACATCACGTTTATGAGTTGCTTCTAATTTACTGAGAGATTTAATATTATTTAATTTATCTAAATAATCTGTATATGTTTTTAGTAATTTTGTTTTTGTAGATAATACATCATCAGCTATTAATGAATTTATATTTTTATAAATTTGTAATTTATCTATTTGTTTATATAAATAAATATGTTCCGCGGATGTGGTATCTGTGTCAATTGTAGTTTTTAAATAATGTAAAATTAAATAAGTTGATATATTAAAAGATATTGGAATACAAATAAATTCATTATTTCCATAATTATTATTTGCTAAAATTAATTGATGAATATCTTGATATAAATATTCATGAAAATTTAATAATATAGAATTTAATTTATATTCTGTCATTATGTTGGGAATTATTTTACCTAACATATTACTTAAGTCATCAATAGTATATTTAATTGAATTTTTACTATTATAAAAGCTTATAGCGTGACTTTTTAATGTTTCATATAATTTTTTAATAGTATCAATCTGATAATTTTTTAATAAATAATCAATAGGTGTTAAATTTTCCATATTTAAATGATATGGTATTCCTCCAAAGTCAATTAATAATTTTATTATATTTGTTTTTATAGTAATTCCATTTTTTATTTTAAATTTATTAATATTAGTTAAATCATTTGGATATAATATAAATACTATTTTATCATCAGACGATGTGGTTGGTGGTATTACTAAATTATATAAATTAGATAAATCCGTATTGTTATCAACCTTCTGTTTGCTATTATTTAATGTGATAGATATAGTTTGTTTTTCTAAATGAGCTAATAAAAACTCAAAATTTATTAATTGCATATTTTTATCTGCACCGCCCGCAATCTCCATCTCTTTAATCTCCGTTTTTTTTTTAATTATTTGGTCTCTTATATTAGTAGTATAACGATTAATAATAAGTTGCTCTATTATTTTTGATATTAAATAATATGTATATATTTCAATCATTGATTCTGGAGGTTTTATATATTTTTTAATATATGTGTTAGCTGTTATATAAAAACCATTTGTCTTGCCGATTTTTCCTAGTATGTTGATAATTAAATAAATAGTTGTATATTTGTAAAAATCATCAAAATTTACATATACTGATGGGGGCAAACTATCTTTCTTATTTGTTACAAATGAAGAGGCTATTGCCTTTTTAGATTTATTATTTAAATAAGGATTATTTAAATATTGCTCGTGTGATGTAGTATAATCAGGTATATCATATATATTAAATAATCCAATATTATGTAAGTCTCGTGTTGTTACTTTCTTAGTAATTTCTGTTAATTTGGTAGGTTCATTTAATACATCAAACATAAATATACTAGAAGCATAATATAAATATTTAATTGCTTCATTTTTACGGGGTAATTGAAAAAAATTAAATTGTCCCAATTCAATTGCATTACCTGGTTGAAAAATATAATGATATAAATAATAACTAGAATTAATTTTATTTAATAGTTGTGCAAATTGATCATATTGTATAGGGTTTTCTAATAATTGTAATTTACTACCATTTGAGTTAATTTCGGGTATGCTATCTAACCACACTTTAATTTGTGGATATGTTTTAGATAAACTATTTAATTGTGCTTCAACTTCCTTATATGATTTATAATAATTATCAATTATTTTTGATAATATAATTATGTTAAAATAATATGTAGTATAGACATCTTTAATATTAGATTTTTTACCTGTTATAAAATTGTATATTTCCTTATTAATTAGATTATATATGTTTTTAATTAGTGTTTGATAGTATTGAATTTTATCATATAGGAAAATAAAATAAGAAATTGTAGTTGGTAAAATAATTGGTTTTTCATATATATTATAAAAATCAGCATAGTCATTATAATTATAAGGTAATATTTTTTTTTCTAAGTTCTTAATTATATTATTATTTATAAATATTATAAAATTAATCATAAAGTCTATTAAATCGCCCATATCTTTATCTGTAGTATTAAAAGCACTCGGAACTCCATTAGCATTAGTATAGTCAGATATTATACGTTTAATCAATTTGAAATCATTATCAAAATAGTCAAACCGATCATTACTAAATTTGTTTATTGCATCATATATTGGCTGTAATTCTATTTGTGAATATTGTGAATATTGTGAATATGGTGAAAAATCGTTATTATATTTGATAAATGGATTATTAGCCTTATTATCTTTCCATAATTTTAATATATCCTCTATTATAGTAAATAGCTCACCAAGCTGGGTAAAAGGTATGCGGTAGGTAGGATCATTTTTATATGAATTGCCAATACTTTTTATATTATCATTATCTAAAATGGTTTTCATGCGTTGAATATTCTCTTTAACTTTATTAACTAATGTTTGCTCATCCTTATTAAAATCATTTTTATTAATATAAGTAAATTGTAATGCTAAAGGCACTTGATACTTTCGTAATTCATTAGTTGTATCATATACTGTATGAAACCAAACTAAGCCTGTGTCTGAAGGTATTATAGAACCTGGCATAAATTTGGTTTTATTGGACATTTTACTTAATCCGTTTATGTATGTGGCAGTATCTATCATATTAAGTGTGCCTTCATAATATAAACCTAAAATATGTGCAATAATAAAATGTGTTTTTATTATTTGATTATATTTTTCTTTTATTGGATCAGGTGATAAACTTGGATCAGTGGTTTGTAAACTATTAATAACATTCAAATATCCATAATGACTAGGCATTAAAACTATCTCATTTGGTATTTTGTTGTTGATTGGTGGTATGTCTTTTAGGGGTTCTAGAATATCATCATCATTGGTTAAACTATCAATAATACTAATTGGTTTAAATACATCTAACCGAGTATCCGTATTATATTTATTTAATAAATATAAAAAATCTAATATAGTTTGTTTTAATGGTTTATTACTCATTTGTTTATATTCATCAAGTATCATATTACATAATATATCTATAAATGTATCATATTTTTTTTTATAAGTATTATAATAAGTTTTTATATTTACATCAGTAGTGATGTTTTTAATAAACAGATCAATGTTATTTTCCCGCGCAGTGATGTCACCTGGTATAAAATAGTTTTGTATTAAATAATACATATAATTTATATTTGACATCCGGATTAAGTACTTTTTATGTATCTTAGTTATATCATTATAAATAGTAGAAAAGTCGCTAAAATCATCTGAATCATATAATAATATTATTATTATATTAATAAGTATAATAGAATAATCACTACTATTTGTTGTACTTATAAAGTCTGTATAATTTTTTGTAAATAAACTAATTAAATGTGGTTTTAATGAATTAAATATACTTGCTTTAATATTAGTTGTATCATTTAGATTATTTATTAATATTAATAATTTAAAACTTACATGACCTATTAAATTACTTCTAGATGCCCTACAACTACAATCTGTCCACATATTAAATATCCATGCACCTAAATCAAAATCTTTATTATCATTCCACAGCGAAAACCATTTTTTACTAAAATTGGTATCATCAGATGTAATAGTGTTCTCCGAATTTAATTTATATTTAATAGCACTTTTGGATAAAAATAAATAGGTTTCAATATTTTGTTTAATAATATCCATATGTGAATTTATTAATTCTTCATTATTATCATAATTTATTAGTTGATCATCATCTTTAGGTTGAAGCATATAATTTATTAAATTGTCCTGATCGGCGTTTATCAATTTATCAATTATTTCATTTATTTCTGCACCTATGTTATCTATGTCATACTCATTAATTTTATTATAACCTAAACGAATATATCTTGGACCACCCGTATATTTAAGTGTTTTAAAATTAATAATACTGGATGCATTATCTGATGCTGTTTTATATCGTAATTTATCATCTTGATTCATAAACAGTTTTTTAATATCCGAAGAAGAATATCTATCTGTATTTTTTTTTTTAGCCTTTTGTGGAGGATTTTGTGGAGGATTGTTAGGGTCCTCTGTGCGAAAGTGACTGTAGGCTCGATTCTCACCCCATTTAGACTGTTTTTTATACATATAAGTCTGTATTGATGAGATTATTTCTTTTATATACATATCATAATATATTATTTTATATATATCTATATTATCATCATCTACTAAATCAATTGTATAAGGAGTAAACTTTTGTGCAAGTGTTATGAGTTCATTATATTGTTCTTTAATTGTTGTTTTAATACTTTTGCTAATATTACCATCTTTAATAAATGCATATTCCCCAGTAGCACCTTTTGAAAATACCCATGAAGTTGGTGTTTTTTCATGAATTATTAACTCTTTCAAAGGTTTAACTAAAAATATGTTATTTATTCTTTGCGTTATCTTAGTTTCAAATATTTTTTCAGATTGTAAAGTATCTCCTGCTGAATAAATAGAGTCTGTTGATCTTAAATCAACAAGTTGTGCATTTGTAAACTCTTGAATAATTTTTTTAATTTCTGTGTCATCACTTATAAATGCAATTATGGTTTCTTGTATTGTATTAAAAATAGGAAGTTCTTTTAACAGTTCTAACTGTTCAATTATATATGTTTTCATATTGTTTATTAATTCTATTTTAGCAAAATTAACATTATTTGTAGAAGGTATAAAATCTATAAGTTCTGTAGGGGGAACCGGATTAATACTACCATTTAATAAATAATGAAATGATGTGAATCCTGAATTATCTTTAAAATTTGGGTTTGCGTGGTTTTTTAATAAATATTCAACTATTTTTTCTAATTGCTGATTACATGCTAGGTGTAATGCAGTGTGATTATATTTATTAGGTTTATCTGGGTCAACACCATTATTTATTAAAAATTTTATAACACTTAATTTAGCTAATTCAGAAGATTTAGATGGATTATTAATAAGAATATGAATTAATGAATTTTTATTTTCATCTGTTATAGTAAATGGTATCTTATACATAAGATTACATTGTAATATTTCATGAGTATCAAGTGATAAAACTGCATTAAACATATCTGTTTTTCTTTCAATATCGTATAATGGAAGTGGTAAATGCGATTTATCGAATTTATTTAATTTATTTGCAATTGAACTCATATTATTAGATATGATATAATTTAATTTAAATTTAAACTTAAATTTAAATTAAATAAATATTATCAGATAAATTAAAATATTTTATATTTTATTATTTCCACACCCGCAATTACTTATTTTATCAGTAATAGATAAACATTTACCATGTACAGCACATGTATTAATACTTTCTAAATATGCGCGTTCGCGATTAATAATAGTATTACCATTATCTTGTAAAAATCGTTTATAATCTTGAGCAGAATTAATATTATTAACATTACGAATATATTGTTCAAAAATACTATTATCTAAATAATTAGTTATAAATCTTCCATCTTGCATAAGTGGCGGGCATTTGTAATTAAAATAACGATTATCCATTATTATATATATATAATTAGATATTTTTTAATTCAATAATTTCCATAATTAATTCATTTTTTGTTTTTGGTTTATAAACACCATTTATTTTTTTATTTATATGTATTTTATTATCTTCTGCTATTTTTTTTATTTCATATAATTTATGTTTATCTAAATTTTCTAACAATGTATTAGTATTATCTGGAATACTTTCTAATAATTTATTAGTATTATCTGGGATACTTTCTAATTTATTAGTATTATCTGTGATACTTTCTAATAATGTATTAGTATTATTCGGAATACTTTCTAATAACGTGTTAGTATTATCTATTTGTTTTTTATCTTGTGTATTTTCACAAGAATCATTTTCATTTGAATAAACTGCTAAATGACAGGGGGAATCTATATTAGTAGAATAATCACAATGTTCTGAATTATCTTCATCTATTATTATTAAATTATTTATTTTTTGAGTATAATTACATGTGTTTATCATTGGATGTAAATCGCTAATTATATTTAATTTTATTTTAGATAAATTATCAATTATATGTTCTGCAGATTCATTGCACTGCTTTACAGTGCAAGTTAGCTTATCGTGTGTTATAGGATCAATTTCTGCAGTTGCTGTATCAGGTTCACTGCCTTGTAAAGTAGTGCAAGGTTCAGTTATAATTGGTTTAACTATCGCTATTTTATTAGGAAATTGTTGTAATTTAGCAATATTATTAGTAGAATCATGTATATTAATAATATCTTTTTCTATTCTATTAATTTTTGTTCGTAAATATTCAATTTCTCTATAAATAAAATAAACTACTATTGTTAGTCCTAGTAAAATGATAAATTTGTAGTCAAAAAATTTCATATTAATATTTATAGATATTCTTATATTTTTATAAACTCACTTTATAAATTACTATAAAATTTATAAATTACTATAAAAATTTTATTTAAAATTATTTAATTTAAAAATATTTAGTTTTTTTCTATATATATTTAATGACATCTCCTACCGATATACAAATCACTAAAGTTGATTTAACACTTTTCATAACTTTCCTAACAGTATCACACGTTATTTCTTATCAATTATTCCCCGGGCGCACCCTTTTTGATAATGACTGGATAAATTCAACCGTTGCTACATTACTTGCAGTTGCCCTACACGGTTTAGTAACAAATAAGTTAAGTGCAACCATTAACTCTCAACTTGATACTAAAAATGAAGGAATTGAATCGTCGGTGTATGATCTTGTTAAATTCGGTACTATTTTCGCAGGTGGTAAAATAATTTATGATTTAATGAGAAACGCGCCGATTGATGGTTTTGATCAGTCGTGGTTCACCAAACATGGTGCAATCATTGGTGGTTATGCACTCTTCAATATGATGCTTAAACAGTATGTACCAACAGTGTCCAATAAACAGCAGCCACTAGTAAATGATATTATTAAAGTATCTGCAGGTGCTTTATTATCTACTTATGTTATGACTAAAGCATTCCCTGTTAATGACATGTACGACCTTGGTGCAACATTAGCCGGGTTCACTGTTTTCCATTTATTAACTAAACAGCTTGTTGTTCCTATGGAAAAGTTCGCACAACAGGGTGGGATTTCTGTTAATTGCCCCTAAATATAACTAAAAATATTCAAACATATTAAATTAATATAATAAATTATTATATTAATTTAAAACAAAAGTATTATTTATAAATATTAATATAAAATGACTGGAGGAATTATACAAATGGTAATATCTGGAAAACAAGATATTTATTTAACAATTAATCCAGAAATTACTTTTTTTAAAAAAGTATATAAAAGACATACTAATTTTTCGACAGAATTAATTGAAATTATACCAGAACAGACAATTAATTTTAAGGATGAATTATCATTTATTTTAAATCAAGGTGATGCAATACATAGATGTTATTTTGAAATAACATTACCATCCTATAGTTTTTCAGATAAATACATTACTAATACTTATTATATAGAACGGAAAAAAACAATTATATCTAATTTAACTACGCAATACAATACATATAAAACATTATATGATAATTTAAAAGGTTTTGTAGATGTTGAAAGTAATTTATATAGAATTTTATATAATATTTTACAAACTGAAAATATTACTTTAACCATTTTAAAAGACCAAGTTGCATCATTTAATTATAAAAATAAATTAACAAAAGATTTATATAAAACTAAAGTTGATGAAGTAATATTAAATGAAATTAATATATCTAATTATATTTCTAAATTAACATTATTAATTACAAATGATAAAAATTATGATTCTACAAAATTTATATCAAAAACAGAAATTTTAACTAAAATTAATATTTATTATAATCAAATGGTTTATTACTTAAATTATTATAATAATTTAATAAATGATACTCAAACTAAAATTGATGCTATGATACAACCTAATCAAATTAATTTTAATTTTGCAGAATATTTAGGTCATAGTTTTTTTGAATATGTTAAATTAGAAATAGGTGGCACAGAATTTGATAAATATACAAAAGATATTTTACATATTCAACAAATGCATAATATAGAACCTAACCAAATGTCTAATTATTTAACTATGATAGGCCATACTCCAGAAATGACATCATATAATAATAATATTAAAGGAAATAGAAAAATTTTAGTTCCTTTAATATTCTGGTTTAATAAAAACCCGGGTGCTAGCTTACCACTAGTAGCAATGCAATATTCAACAGTTGTAATAAATACTAAACTAAGTGATATTTCTAAAATATTATGTTTTGAAAATTATGATAAAAATTATTTAGATGTAATAAATGTCACAGTATCTAATGTTATTAATTTCACATTAAATACAAATTTAAAATACACTTCTCATTCTATTAATATAAATAATAAATCAATTAGTTATGTATGTAATATAATTAATAATGAATTATTACTATTAAAATTTCCTGAATTAGATGAAACACAACGAACATTAATATTAAAAACAAATGGAACATATAGCGGCACAGGTGATTTAACAGCTGGTGTTAATTATACTATGAATAAAGATCAATGGTTTCACTTTCTAATGACTATAACTGATCCAATATACAAAGATTTTATATATAAAATAATGTCTTATTACCCTTACATTAATTATAATTTATATAGTAGTAGTATTGAAGTTCCTGATATAAAATTAATATGCGAAGCAGTATTCTTAGATGATATTGAAAGAACACAATTTGCTAGTGGAAAACTTGAATATATTGTTGAACGTTTTGTTTCAGATACATTTACAATTAAAAATACTAATTCTTTTGATTGTGAATTATCTTTTAATAATCCATGTAAAGAATTAATATGGTATATTCAACCTAATTTATTTATAGATGGATATTCACCATTTGGACAAAATTATGAATTTAAATTTGATATAAATAATTATAATAATAAAAATATATTAATTAATCAAAAATTTATATTAAATCAATTAGATGTATTATTAACAAATGTTGATGATAATTATTATACATATGTTTTATCTTATAAATTACTAAATAATACATTACCTAAAGGGCTTTATTATCATTCATTTTGTTTATATCCAGAAGAAACACAACCATCTGGAACATGTAATTTTAGATATATTAAAGGCAAACAATATAATATAGTGCTTAATTCAGTTTGGCAAAAAGAATATTTAGCACAATTAAAAATACTTTTTACTTCAACTAATACAATTAATATTAAAAATATATTAATATTAAAAATGATTGGTAAAGTATATGATTTATTTGTTGTAACACACGGACAGGGTAAATTATTATTTAATTAAGATAGTATATATTATTCATGCATAATAATTTTGATATTGGAATATAATTTATTAAAGTATTAAATTGGATACATGTTAAATTATATGAATTAAATAATTTTATTAAAATATTTATTAATTTTGTAATTTTTTTATAAATTATAATCATATATTGTATTATATTCTTATGCGGTAAGTCATAAAAATCTTTAACTTTTATTAATGGTATTTGTAATGACACAAAAATATCCTGATTAAATAAATCTAATATACACATTAATCTTTCAATAACTTGTGATATAATATATTCATAATTTGTATTTTTATTAGCAAATAGAATACTTATTTTATAATTAAATGGTTCTTTACATTTTGCACAATCAAAAATACTATTAAATCTTTCTTTTAATTTGAATAAATAATTATATTTTTCATATGATAATAAGTTCCAAAATAAATCATTTGTATAATGTGTTCGCCATTCATTTATTGTAAGTAATAATTTCATTTTCTTTAGATATAATTTATTAAAATTATATACAACAATGCATGATAATGGATAATCTATTATTATATTTATAATATAATCTATATCATATTCTAATAAATACACTTTATTATGTTTAATATAATTTTTTATCATAAAACTTAATTCATCATCTGTTAGTGTGTTAGTAGAACTTTTATTTTTATGTAATAATTTATGTAAAAAGATTCTTAAATAATTCATACTATATAAGGTTATAAAAAAAATTGATAAATATATATAAAAATATAATTATCAACTATAACAACTATAACAATTATGACAACAAAAAAATCTGATGCTGAGAAATATAATAAAATTGGACAAGTTGAGCATATATTACTCCGTCCAGATACTTATATTGGTGATATTGAACAAACTACAGAACTTATGTGGATATATAATAAAGAGTCTATAGAAAATGAAGAGTTGCCTAAAATTATTAAAGATAATATTACATATACTCCAGGTTTCAGAAAAGTATTTGATGAATTATTAGTAAATGCGCGAGATGCATCTGAAAATGATCCAACATGTGATACAATCAAAGTTAATTATAATATGGATGAAGGATATATAAGTGTTTATAATAATGGAGATATTGGTATTCCTGTTGAAGAACATCCTGTACATAAAATACTTGTTCCAACAATGATATTTGGTGAATTATTAACTAGTTCAAATTATGATGATAGTGAAGCGCGAACAACAGGAGGGCGAAATGGATATGGAAGTAAGTGTGCAAATATATTTTCAACAAGGTTTATTGTTGAGATAGATGATGCTAAAAGAGGCAAACGTTATAAACAAGAATGGACTAATAATATGTTTCAAATTGATAAACCGTCTATTACAAAACTACCAGCTAAAACTAAAAGTTCTGTTAAAATAACATTTTATCCGGACTTTAAAAAATTTAATATGAAAGGACTTGATAAAGACCATAAAGCTTTATTATATTGTAGAACTATTGATATTAGCGGAACTAGTAATAATAAATTAAAAGTATATTTTAATGATACAAAAATAGAATCTAATAATTTTAAATCTTATATTGAATTATATTATCCACCAAAACAATGTGAATTATATTATGATATTAATGAAAGATGGCAAGTTGGTGTTATTTATAAACCTGATGCAGGCGGAGACGTTATTAGTTTTGTTAATGGGATTAATACATTTAGAGGTGGGACACATTGCAATCATGTAATGGATAATATAATCAAAGTATTAATTAATGATTATATTAAAAAGAAAGATAAAGATATTAAAATTACACCATCAATATTGAAAGAAAATTTAGTCTTTTTTATTAATTCAGTTATTATTAATCCAACTTTTAGTTCTCAAACAAAAGATACATTAATGAGTAAAGCAGATAAATTTGGTTCAAAATATGAACCATCAGTGCCATTTTTAAAGAAACTTGCTAAATGTGGAATTGTAGAACAAGTTATTAATCTTGCTAAATTTAAAGAAAATGCGGGACTTAAAAAAACAGATGGGAAAAAACAAGTTAAAATTTCTGGAATTCCTAAATTAGAAGATGCTAATAAAGCAGGTTCCAAAGACTCTGACAAGTGTACATTAATTCTTACAGAAGGTGATTCTGCGAAAGCTACTGCTATGGCTGGTTTAGGTGTTATAGGTAGAGATTATTATGGTGTTTTCCCATTGAAAGGAAAATTACTAAATGTCCGAGAAGCAGGAGCTGCACAACTACTTGCAAATGAAGAAATTAAAAATATTAAATTAATTTTAGGATTAAAACAAGGTGAAGATTATTCAACAGAAGAT